TTCCCAGGTGCCGGAACGTGATCGGGGTTTCACCGTCACGTTCCGCAACAAGATGACGGCGGCTAGGCCGTCCGGGCGGGCCTTGTCGCCCGACCGAATGCACATGGTGGCCATTGATCGATCTCCGAATCCGGTTCAGCGCGTGGGGTCTTTTGGACTTCAAGAGCGCCTGGCCGGTGAGGTTGTCCCGGATTACGTCCGGTATGAGCCTAGCCAGGCGTCGGATAGCTATTCGTCCTGCCGTGCGGAAAATCGTCCGCAGTCGTCGGCTGGGAACGGAACGGGCCGGGACTTTGTTCCCTGGTGCCAGAAGGGCAGGGGGGGCAAGCGATGAGTTTTGGTTTTGTCGTTGAACGGGTCTCGTTGACCGATCTCGAATCTGCCAGGCGGTCAGCCGCCTTTGGCAGGATGAGGGCCGCGATACTCCTGGCGGGTGTCGCGGCTTTGCCTGGCTGCGAGGTCGTGTATCAACCGGCCTGCCAGACCGACTGCCAGGCGGCTGGCGGCAATGACAGTTTCGCTCGTGATAGCGAAACTCCCCCTGAAATCTACAACTTTGAATGAGGTAGAAAGGATGGCTTTCGATCCATTTGGTATTTCAGCCCTGGTTTCGGCTGGCTCGAAGTTAATCGGCCAGCGGGAAGAAAGGGCCTATAATGAGCGGATGACGGACAAGGCGAACCGTCTTTCTCTGCAAGAGACGCGTCGCCAGGAAAAGCGCCAGTCCAATCTGATTAAGGACCAGCGCCGCTATGAAGGGAACGTCTATGAGAGACAGAGGGCCGATGCCCTGGCGGATTACAATCTGCAAAGGAATCGGGCCAACGTCGATCTGAAGCGGGCGAACGAATATAATGAGGCGATGCGCGACGAATCCCGCGTTTACCAGGAAGGGATTGACGCTCGTAACCGCTCGAACCAACTGGAAGACATTGACCAACAATTTGTCAGGATGCGCGCCGCGGCTGAAAAGGCCGGGCTGAATCCTTTGGCGGTCCTGGGCGGCGGCGGCACTATGACGCCTTCCGCTCTTTCTTCCGGTTCTACTTCCTTCGCGGCGTCTGCCGGGCCTATTCAATCGACCGTGCAAGCGCCGGGTTACAACATGGGTTCCGTTCCCATGTCTTACGGCGCGCCGATTGCGGTGACTCCGCTTTCCTCGAATGAGGCCGTGGTTGGCGGTGTCGTAGAGTTGGGCCAGGAATTGACTGGCTCCGCTGCGATCGAACGCGCCAACGAACAATTCTGGCAGGACATGGCCATGCAGGAAGCCCAGAGGGATGCTGCGGTGCCGGATGCTGCCAGGTCTTACCCGACTGTGCCGGATGGCCGGGTGCCGGTCATGGGCAACACGGCAACGCCGGTTTCGTCGGTTTCTTCCACCGGCAACTATTCCGGGGTGCCGGTGTCTCAAGACCCGGAAATTCGCACCCCCCTGACTATGGGGGTCAACAATCCGGATGGGTCCGTCACCAATATCGTTGCGCCTGGCGGCGATCCTGAGATCGATACCGTCGCAAATTGGGGTTTCTCCGATGCGGCCAGGATCATTGCCGGGGATTTCGGGGTCGAGATCACTCCTTCCTCGGCTTACGACACTTGGCAGCAAGGTGTGCGGCAGGGCGCGTATGGTCCTGTCGGTGCTGCTGTGTCGGTCATCCGAGAATTTACGCCATCACTGTCCGGGACGGATATGTGGGGCGAAGCGGTGGACTACGTTCCCGGTATGTTTCAAGGAACCCGCCTCCAAGGCGGTTATAACGGCCAATAGGAGTAAACATGGCTAGACAATCAACTGCGCCGGTTCAGTTCAACCGGTCCATACGAACGGATGAGGGCGTCCTTATGTCCTCGGGCCGTGCCGGGTTGGTTATCCCGGTCGGCTATGCGCCGGTCCTGCGCGGCGATTCCGTCGCGGGCCGGATTTCGGTCGATCTCAACCTGGCCGAAATGCCGAGGCCGCTCCTGAACGCGGTCTTTGCCAACGTCCAGGCGTGGTTCGTTCCCAAGTCCATCCATCCGCAATTCGCGGGGATGGATGAATTCTATGCGTCTTACGCTGGCGAACCGATCAAGACTGTCGGGCAACCTGACCGAGCGCCTCCGGCCTTCTTCCACTACAACTCGTCGTTCAACACGTTCTTTCCCACGTCGCCTTTTGCCCAGACTTTGGGCATTCATACGGTCTCTGGCGACACGTTGAACACCGACCTGGTTGATGCGTTCGTGGCGATCTACAACTTCCGCCTGGCCGCCCATTCTTCGAAGCTGGCCAGGAAGGATTATACGGCTGAGAACGTGGCTAACGCCTGTGCGTTGCCACCGGCTTTCTGGCCTTCTGGCCGGTTCGCCAGGATCGTTCCGGACTATGAGGAAGACCTGGTCGTGGGTGCGCTTGACCTGGACATTTCGGCGGGTCGCGTCCCGATCCGTAACTTGTTGCGGTCTTCGGGGACTCCGGCGGATTCGGGTTACTTCAAGGTCAATGAGTTCCCGCTACAGGAGGTCACTCCGACAACGCCTCGCAACATTCTCATGGATACGTCTGTCGAAGGCGGGACGGTATTCGCGGACCTGGCGGCGCAGATGATTACGTCGAGCCTGGCCGATATTGACAAGGCCAGGGCGTTGCAGTCGTTCGCAAAGCTGCGGACGGCGATGGCCGGTAACAATGGAACCGGCTTCGTCTCCGATGAAACCATCCTGGCACATCTCATGCAGGGCCTTTCGGTGCCGGAAGACCTGTATAAGCGGCCCTGGTTGCTCAACAGCAAGCGGGTGCCGTTCGGCTTTGCTGAACGCTTTTCTACGGAAGGCGCAACACTGGACCAGTCGGTGACGACTGGTCGCAGTTCGGCGGAATTGTCGATCAACATTCCTCGCTCTGAGGTCGGCGGCACCATCGTCGTGACGGTGGAAGTGCTGCCGGAACGCCTGGATGAGCGCCAGGAGGACAACTGGCTGACCATTACCCAGGTCGATAAGTTGCCGAATGCTCTGCGTGACGTTCTCAACCCGGAACCGGTTGACCTGGTGCCGAATTCCAGGATCGACGTGAAACATACGCAACCGTCTGCCCTGTATGGGTTTGAACCCATGAACGACAAGTGGAACCGGTCGTTTACCAGGCTCGGCGGTGCGTTCTTCCAGGAAAACCCTGGGGTGCCGGCTGTGGACCAGCGGATGGCAATTTGGCAGGCGATGGTCACTGATCCGGTCTATTCCCAGGATCATTTCCTGGCTCCACAACCGTTCCCACACTACGTTTTCTCTGACACGGCTGCGCCCGCGTTTGAGTTCGTGACCAGGCATTCGCTCAAAATCGTGGGCAATACCCAGATTGGCGACATGCTGTCGGAAAACAACAATGAGTTCGCAGATACGGAGGCTGTGAAGAATGAAGTTTGATCTGTTCTCCTGGGAAACGGTTCCCAAACCTGGGCTGTGGAATGAGGGGCCTAAGGGCCGCTTGCGGCTTCAGCTCTCTGAGCCTGCTGCCCTTTTTGTTCGTGCGGTCGATGACCAGGGCCAAGTGATCGAGGTTTGCGCCGGTTATAGCGCTGCCTTCGATCTGACCCTGGACATTGAGTATGAATTCTCGGTCGGGGATGGGCCGGAGGTCTATATCCACCGCCGGGAATGGGGTGAGCGCGAATCTTCTGGGGCCGTGTTCACATCGGTCGCCAAGATGCCGGGACATATGTCAGAGATTGACGTCCTGGTCCGCCGGATGCAGGCGGAACACCGCTCTGCCCTGGCGTCTATGCGCCAGGAGGCGGCGGCGCTTCGGGCCGAACGTGAAGGGCGGCTTGCCGTCCAGGTCGCGGCCGAGAAGTCCTCAACGGCAGAGGAAAAGCCGGATGAAACAGAGGCTTGACCCGGCTTCTTTCTTTGCCGGTATCAGGGCCTTGCGGCGTGTCGGGGATGCTCCCGACACGCGGTCAGCAAGGTTCTTTACTCTGGTGGGTGAGGACATGCCTCTAAAGGCTCGAAATCGCCTGGTCTTTCCGTCCTTGATGACGGATGCGGCCACGTTGGCGCAGCATGACCTGGCCGACTGGCAGTATACGCCAGCGCCCTTGCGGCGGTTCGCTGCCTTGGTGGTGGAAGGTCTGAGGAAGGGCGAGATGCCCTTCTTCGTTGCACACGCGGCTTCTGACAGAGTGCAACTTGCTCATTGCAAGTTCGGCGCGATGCTACAGGTGGACGAGTGGCAACTAGTTCACGCGGTCGGCTTCCGCGTGGCTGCGAAGGAAGGCATGTCGATAGCGGTCGGGCAATCCGGCTGCTTTGTCGATCTGTTGGCGCTTCCTTTGCCTTTGCCGGTAGGGCAGGGGCCTCCTGTGCGTCTAACGCCCAGGGGGATACTTTCCCGCGAAATGCGGGGAGGTTAGAACAAGCGTTCCTCCCAGGATGGCCTTTTAGATCTAAAATTGGCCACCTGGTTGGAACGCCTGTTCTTTTGGGGATCGGGTTCAGGTGAGAATTTTCATCGCCCCTCCAGAGGGCAGGGAAAATTCGTCCCGCCGTTATCCCATTATGGGCCTCTTTGCCCTGTCAGCATGGCTTGCCATTCGCTTTGCGCGCGCAGGGCGGGGCCTATTTTCATGGAGTAAGGAATGGAACGAACCCTTGTGGTTTGGCCTCTGCCGGTTCAACCGGCTTTGGGGGCCAGGGGGCTTCCCCCTGAGAATGATGGCCAAGCTGAGGTGAAGCTCGTGCCTTTAGGCACGGCGCGCACCCCAGCTTGCCTATTCCCAGCCCTCGATCCGCTTGCGGATCGAGGGCTGGGAATGCTCTATACTTGCGGGCATTTCCTTTTTGTGGTCCCGAAAACGGAGCGGGCGGGATGTGCCTGAACCCGACATTCGTGTATCACCCGGATGGCGTCGAGTATGGCAAAATCACGCTGCCGTGCCGGTCCTGTTGGCAATGTGTCGAAGCCAGGAAGAACGACTATGTGGGTCGTTGCCTGGCGGAAGCGTCAACGTCTTCATGGTCTTGCGCCATGTTGTTGACCTATGCCGATGGGCCGGAACGGGAAAGAGACCTGGCTCACCAGGTCCTCTACCCGTTGCATCTGCAAAAGTTCATACGTTCTCTCCGTAAACGGGGCCACGGGGTGAGGTATTTCGCTTGCGGCGAGAATGGATCGGAAAAGGGCCGCGCCCATTTTCATGTCGCTCTCTTTGGCCAGGGCAAGGCTCCGGCCTGGCCGGATGATCGCAAGAAGTTCTGGCACCATGATGCCTGGAAGCACGGCTTCGTCACTTCTGAGTTCACGCCTGACGTGAAAGCCTATCGTTACCTGGTCAAATACATGCTCAAGGATGAAAAATACTTCACCCTATCAAAGAAGCCACCGCTAGGTCATGATTTCTTTATGAAATTGGCTTCGCGGGATCATCGCCTGGGCGTGATCCCATATAATTGGGGCTACTCTCCGCCAGGCGGTAGGAGGTCGCACACGTATCTGATGACTGGCGCGACCAGGCGCAATTATCTCACGGAACTGGCCAGGCTGTCAGGCATTGACCTGACGGCCTTGCCAGATCGCGGCAACATTTGGTTGCAAAAGTCGTGCTACAAGGCTGACAAACTCTGGTCTGAGCGTCGTAAGGAAGCGGAGAACCTGGTCTTGACCAGGGCCAACCCAGAGGTAGCAACCCAGGAGTTAATCGACGAACTGAAAGCGATCTATGACCAGGGCAGAATGAAGTTGCTGCCCTGGTCGGGTGCCGTGGAAGACGGGTGGTCGGATGATCCCGTCGCAGAGCATTTCTGGCGTGAACATGAAAGAAGGCGTGTCAATGGGCTTGACAATCGGTTGCGGTTGTCGGTTTCTGACCTGGAACATATTGTGCCAGGGGATGCCCATGAGTAGGCGAACGCGAGAGAGACGCAACAGGCGGTATGAGTCCACGCAATCGCCTGGTAACTTTCAATCTGCACGGGTGTCGAACCAACCCGCGACTCAACCGCAAGTGCGTGAGAGTCGCATAATAAGTATTAAGTCACTGAGAGATCAGGACAAAGCTGCCAGGGCGAGACCTGCCCAGGCGGCTTCCCAGGTGCCGGAACGTGATCGGGGTTTCACCGTCACGTTCCGCAACAAGATGACGGCGGCTAGGCCGTCCGGGCGGGCCTTGTCGCCCGACCGAATGCACATGGTGGCCATTGATCGA